GCTGCTCATATCCCTTCAGTGCCTCAGATGAACCTATTAACATCTGAGTGAAGATGAGAGACTTGTCGGCAAAACCTAACTGCATCAAAGCAGCTTTTTTGTCTGCCGTAGCCTTTCCTTCCATAAGTTTTTCCAAATCCTTAAGAATATCAGCCATATGTCTCATGTTGTTTTCAGAATCAAAGATATTAACTCCCATTTCTTCAAAGGCGGCTGAATTCCTTAGAGCTTTTGTTTGTAAATCTCTAAGAACAATATTAAGAGCTGTGCCTGCTTCTGAAGACTTCAATCCTTGATCTGCAAATACTGCCAATATTGCCAGTCCTTCTTCCAGACTCTTATTAGTCATTTTCAAAGCTGCCCCTGCCTTAGTAGTTAGGGCAGTTGAAAATTGTTCCACAGAAGCATTGGCCAATGTATTAGCCCCGACAAGTGCATCCGTTACTCGTTTCAGATTCTCTAAATTCTGTATAGGATCTTTGACGGTCATGCCCAATGCACTCTGAGCATCGGTTGCCAGATCCGTAGCTCTTGCCATGTCAAACATTCCAGCCTGAGCAAACAAAGCTACTTGAGGCAAAGCAGCAATCGATTGCCCCACATCCAGACCAGCAGAAGCTAAAAAGTAAAATGACTCAGCTGTTTGTTCCATGCTAAATTGAGTTGTTGCTGCAGCATCTACTGCAGCTTCTCTCATCTCTCCTCTCATCATCTTCGATACGTCACCCATAATAGCTAAAGAACTTCTCATCGCCCGATTATACATTTCTCCAGATCTTGCTGTCTTTACAAAGACTGCACCAGTAGCCATCGCAGCAGCAAGAGCAGGACCACCACGAGCAAGAGCACCAGCACCAGCAGCACCAGCTGCAGCACCAGCACCAGCAGCACCAGCTGCAGCACCAGCACCAGCAGCACCAAAAGCACTAACACCCCCACCGCCCCCAAGCGGCACAGCAGCACTTCTGCCCAACGAATCTGCTGCCGCTTTGACCTTTGGTTTTGCTCTATTAAAATCTCCGACGATCTTACTAGAATCGCCGCGAATCATAACCCACGCTTTGGCTAATTCTATTCCGATGATTCTTACCCTCCGCGCTTTCGTTCTCTTCTCTTCTTCCGTCTCGTCTTTTTACCTTCCTTCTTACGTCTCTCTTCGGCCTCTTCTATCAACTGACGAGCTTTTGACTTTTCCCCAATTCGTCCTTTAATTGCTGCTCCGTCCTTTGCCCTTCCTCTATACAACCCATCCTTATCAGCCTTCAATTTATGAATTGCAGTCAAGCTATCCAACTCTTGACTTCTGCCTGACTTCCCCCTCAATGTCTCAATATCACAAAGTCGAAACCAAATCTGATCCAATGTCATTTGTCCCACTTGCTCCGGCGTATAGCCTCCTCCTCCATTCCAAGGGTTTTCACAAAGCATTCGCAAGTGGTAAACTGTAATCCCTCCCAACAATCCGCTACCATCAGTGACCTCATCTTCTTCACTGATTCTCTCCAGGGCAGCGGATCCTAGATATTTCCCACCGAGGCCGCTGTCAGGCGTTCCACCGTCCTAGCAGCTTCCGCTATCTTCGGAAATGGCCAATTATCTACTTGATTACGAGTCACTTCAGGATGCTCTCTCCGAACTCCAGCAGCAATAAAAGCAACCATCCCAGTCATCGTGGCTGTTATCCACCACTGATCATAACGAACACGACCACGAATGGGATTCTTTCCTGTCATCTGCTTAACTTGAGACGACTTCAAATCCCCATTTTCAAGAGCTACTGATAGAACAGCCCTTATAGCATTATCACTTTGCTGCTCTTCTCCTCCGTGCTCCTCTGCCCACTTTCTAATCTTATCCGTAATGGGAATCAGGCTAACATCATAGGCATCCTTCTGAGGTAGATTATTCAAGTCCCAGCCCGCAACCTGATCCATCTTTCTCTCAATCAATTCCGTTGCCTTCCCATTACTCAACAAGTCAGCGTTCTCTGCATAAGTTTCTAGGTACTGTCGCTTGTAGTGCTTCAAAGCTTCACGTTCCAAGTCGCACAACGACTGAGCCACTACCGGACGAAGAGTGTATGTCTTTCCTTTCACTTCGATCGTGTCTCCAGCTGCCAACGCTCTCGCTTCTGCTTCAGTTCCCATACTCGTTCTCCTTTTGCAAACTTGAAACATTAAAAAAGCCCTTCAGGATCGATGGTATTGCCTAACAATCCTGATCCTGAAGGGCCGTTATCGACAAGCCCCATCAAGCTATGGCAGTACTCTGGCTGTAGCTGAAGCAGCTCCCGGCCTGTAACAGATGCCATCAGTTCCCCACGAACTAGTCCATCCAATAACTTCTTCACTATCGATGTTCACACTCAGATTGAAGTCGGTGCACATCGCCCGTGGGAAGTCCCAATACAGATCGACGTTATCCAACCAAAGTACGGCAATTAAAATATCCCCTGGCTCGAATAAATCAAAAGCTTCGTTGGAGGTATCGTACTTACCATTCGCCGTAAACGTCGCATCCCTACGTCCCTCGGCTCTGCTAGTCCATCCTCCGCTGTCACTATCACCCCATTCGCTGCTAGAGGCAAGAGTAGAATTAACTCCCCACTCAATACAACGAGCAATCAGTGTAGTTTCAACCACGAATTTGCCATCACGTCCGGTCTTAGTATTTGCACTTGACATTTTATATTAACCTCACTTATGTAGTCCAACTTGAGCTGCTTTGACTACTGGTAGATTCGGAAGACGACAGACTAGATGTACTAGACGAAAGCGAAGATTGGCTAGAAGTACTAGAGCTACTAGATGACGACGATTGAGAACTAGTCGATGAAGATGAAGAGGATGAGGAGGAGGATTGACTTGAAGTACTAGACGAACTAGAAGAAGAAGAGGATTCGTCATCGTCATGTCGGGCCAGTATATAGATTGAATAAGTAAGTGCAGCTCCATTTGCTGTAAATTTCAAGGTATGATTAGAAGCGTCCGTTACATTTAATCCAGCTTCGGCTGGCTGAGCCTTGAGAAACAATCCCTGTCCTCGCAAAGCTCCGCCCGTAGCAGCAGTATGACTTCCCAGAGCAGTCCAACCGTTTGCCGCTCCAGGTTCAATCTCCAACTGACCCGCTGCAGCAATCGCATTCTCATTCAAAATAGCAATAGCTACAATCTCTTCATGTGTTACAGCTTGTCCCACTCCATCCAATCCAGCACCAGCACCAATATCAATCCCAGCCACGTCGTACATGTCCAACGTTTCAGTAGCTCCGCTCCCTAACGATCGACTTTCGCTTTGCCATCCTCTATTAGCTTGATTATCATTCACTCCACTTGATAGAGTTGGACGATAACTCAAACTGGGATGCTTCACATTTGTAATCTTCGCATCCTCCAGAGTATTCTGAACCGTAGCACTTAAGTCTACTTGGAGGATGATTCCAGTTAGTGTTCTATTCGCCATTATTCACCTCAAACTGCTACGGGAACGTCCAAACGAAAGACATAAGAAACGATCCACATGTACTCCGAGTCCCCTGTTCGGACACCATAATCGTTTTGATATTGAGCTATTAAAAAGTTCCCGTTGTCTAATATTAAGTCCGTCGGAGATTCAGTTGGATGCCCCCCAAACACTTTCATTATCTCTTCATTCAAGTCAGCAGCTATCTCTTTGGCCGTCCTGCTATCTCCATCGATTGCCCTAGCATGAACTCGAAAGTCCCAAGGAATGTCTCGGATCTCTTGCAAAGAATCTGTTCCGCCTGACATTCGATCCGTTGTGCTTCCAGGACTCTGCTCGAAGACACAGTAAGGGAAGGGCTGCTTTGGATAGGCTTCCTGATCATTTAATGAAAGCCATTCACTTTCAGCTACTCCAGAATCCCACAAAGCTTTGAATGTAGCATCTAGTCCACTACTAGACCACAACGATGCTATAGCTTTATGAAGATCTTCTGAAGCAATGCTCACTTGATTGGTCCTGAAAGGATTCTCATCACCTTACTTCGTTCTTCGTTTAGTGTCCGTTTCAAAAAGGATCGATTCCTTTTTGTTTCAAGGATCAGTCCATATGAAAGAGGCGTTCCAACATAACCTCTGTAATCTTTAGGTCCCACTGCTTCGAATATCTTGAACAAAGTCTTCATTAAATGTGTAGTTTCCGCTTTAGGAAACTCGCCAGGCTCGCTACGTCCTGTAATCACTCTTCCGCCTCTAGGACCAATTGACTTCCCTACAGGACGACTTATATTCCGTATCATCTTCGAATGAACAAGCTCAGTGGCAATTCTTACCCGTTGCTTTATTGTATGAGCTATCTTGTCTGACACTTCCTTGATAAACCACTCTACCTCAGCAGCTTTTCTGCCAGCCTTAGCTATCCGTCTTATCCTTGCCTGACGAACACTTTGTGAAGCCATTAGAGAACGAGCCGTGCGAGCATACCTTCTATCCGTAGCTTTCGCAGTCCTAACTGCTTTCTTCTCCGCTGCCTTCTCCGCTGCCTTCTTTCTAGCAGCTTTGCCACCTCCTAACCTCTTACCCGTCGTCGGATCTTGTCTTCGTATAG